ATAGAAAGGATCGCGCACGCGCGAATACTATAGAATAGTGCTGATGTCTACTTAATATTATCTATGAGGGTATAAGATAAACTTATAACTTGAGGGTATAAGATAATTCTATACGGGCATTAACTTGGTTATTGATAGCCTTGGCTAATAAGGGCATAAGATTTGCTTATTATAAACAGAATCTATTGGTCATAAGTGGATTGACTGAGTTTATATTGGTATAAGCGATGTGCGGTTGACTTATGGGGGTATAAGCTCAGTTTATCGGGGATGTCGGGAGGGGTACACCCCCTTATGTGCGCCTTTTATTTTTGTGTAGGCTCCCCTCATTTTTGCACCATTTTCCAACATTCCCCAAAACCTCATGCACCCCAAACAATCTAGGTTCCCTAACCCCAAAAATTATATATCAAAAATGTAGCCTTAACAGAAACCCACTATTAGAATTCGCTAAAACGCTTTAATATTATAACAGTAGACGGGCCAACACTTATATAGTATAATCCTGTGGAGGATATATTATTTCGGAAATTATAGAAAGTAACGAACTAACCGTTCAAAATCAGAGACTTACAAGATGCTAACTTATGACAAACCCTATTCAACAGAACATGAAGGCGAGCTTTCACTGATTCGGGAGCTAGAATTAGCATCAAAAGGTATGACTTTAGATGAATTTCTGGCCACTAGAGGCTGGGAAATGGAAGATTTTAGTCCAGAAACTCAACGAGACTTTCGGATTGCTCATCGTAAGTGTAAGACGAATGCTATCAGATCGTCAATGGATAAACTCTTTGTTCAAATGGATAATCCACGTGGTGGCAAAGATGCTTGCCTTCAGTATCTAGTTCGGAATGCTGATAAGTGGGATGAGGATATCAACCCTGTCACTGGCTTTACAATGAAGTTTAATAAATGAGTATTCACAGCTTAGTTCAGCTTACTGAGAACGCCAAGCATTGGTCACCAGAAGATGCGTTAAACGATGCATTAAAGTGTATCGGGGAGAATGATGGCGCGTTCAATAAGGATTTGAAGAAAGTTCTGATTATTGCTGTAGATGATCGGATTGAAGATGAGTACAACTTAGGTTTTATACAAGCAGGTATGAGCATGTCAGATTGCCTAGCTGCTTGCAACATCGCTCAGGTGAAGTTTAGACAATATATGGGGTATTGACATGATGGATTTTAGTAGTGCGCTTGAGGCATTAAAACTTGGTGAGAAAGTTGCAAGAGAAGGATGGAATGGCAAGGGCATGTTCATCTTTCTGTATCCAGGCTATTCTGAATCTGAGATTTATGAACCAGGTGGACAAATCACTATGAAAACTGCTGATGATAAATTTATTCCATGGCTTGCTTCACAGACCGACATTATGGCAAATGATTGGGTGATTGTATAATGAGGGAGCAGATCAAGGCTCTTGTTGCATGTGGCATTGAAATTGAGAAGATTGCTATGATCTTTGATATGCCAACATCAGAACTATATGACAGGTACGGGCAAATCTTGGCTACAGCAGAGGCGGAAGCTAACGCTACTGTAGCTCAGTCACTCTATCAACAAGCCATTTCCGGTAAGTCACCGCAGGCTGCTATCTTTTGGCTGAAAACCAGAGCAGGCTGGAAAGAAAATGATACAATCGAAGTCAGTATTGATCATAATACTCCACGTGATGAAATTATCAAGCGAATCAAAGAGCTTGAGTCAACTGCTGAGATACACTAGATGCATCCTTTAGCACAAATTCTTAGGCAAGCGGCAGTTCGGCCACCAGTAGCCGGTAATCCTGAAGATGAGCTACTTGACTCTACATATCAATCCGATTGGCTCGATGAGCTGATCACCCCTATTGGCTCAGATCTAGTAGAAGCAGCTGGCAGCATCTATCATTCAAAAGGACGATCACTTCCAGAAGAGGAAAAAGAAGAGCAAAAGGGTCAGCAGATGCCCCCGCCTGTTACAAAGCCGCGAACTCCAGAAACAGATGAAAGACTTAGAAAATTAAGAAAAGAGCTTGGACAAAAGGCTGTAGCAGGTGGTATTTCTGCACCAGATTCGGATGAATGGGCTGAGCGTGGCCCTTGGAGCACAGAGTCGCTGCCAGATGAGGCCATCTTTAGTATTCCTGGCCTAGAACTGTTAGATTCGGAATTCCAGTCTACATTCTTCCCAGAGCAAGGTGATTCTATAGCTGATACAACCTATGAGAACCCGTTCCCTGATATCCAAGGCAGCTCTATTATGCAGATTGTCAAGGAGAAAGGTGGGAATTGGATAGGCGAAGATGCTGCCGATTTTAGCTTTGTTAACCCAAAGCAATATGTTGATATATTTAAACACACCCCATCTACTGATACTGCTGCATTAGACGACTTGCTAGAAGAATATGACCTATATAGCACTGGCAATGTTAATTACTCTGATATTAATGAGGAATTGCTTGCAACACGTGATATGTTAAATGAACTCGAGCAATATCAAGATGAGATGGGTGTCACCGACTGGTCAGATGAAATCAATAGCACAAAAGATAAAATTACTGATCTTGAAATAAAAGCAGAATTTAATGATTGGGCAGATACCAAACTCTTGAAATACATCACTACTGAAATGGGCACAATGAACGATCCAGTTCGGAAGATGGCTAGAGAGGGCAAATATCATATTCAAGGTAATATCCATGATATGGTAGAAGAGCAGCAAGATCCAAGGGCGTTTGTCAATACACTCAATACTGCCGAAGAGCATCGTGAAGCAGCAGGCATGCCAGCAATGGAGACTGGTGAGCACTATAATGCGCTTCACTGGGAAACAGCGACAGATGCTATGATTGATACTACCACTAGTGCAGAGAAGTATATAACAGAAGCGTTTAAATCTGGCATGTCTATCCCTGATTGGATGTATAACATAGATCCGAAAACACCATTCTATAGCGTTGATAGTGTAGGTGACCTAGGCATCCCCCACGTTCGGGATGAGCTTTACAATGCAATGCGCTCAAATTCTGGTTTGCCAGATGACTTAAAGATTAAGCCAGGCAAACTCGGGAAGATGTCTGTTGCAGATGTATTCAGTCGTGCGGCAGATATTAATGATTGGCGCGCTAGAAATATAGCGAAGGCTGACCATGAAAAAGCATTTAATGGCGCAACATTCCCAATGTCTGGATTCCAATATCCAAATGTTAGCATTCCAGAAAGCGATAAGCTTGAATATGACAAGCGAAGTGCCAAAGATATAAATGCTGATCTACAGTGGGTTGAGATTAGAGACTCAAGAGATCCTGAATATTCATCACCTATTGATGAATTGCAGCAAGCACTTCAATATGAAGGTGGCGTTATGGCTCATTGCGTTAGTGGATATTGCAGTGGTGTTCGTGGTAATAAGCAAAAAATATTCAGTCTAAGAGATGAAACTGGCTTGCCTCATATAACTATTGAAACTAGCAATGAGATTGATGAGCAAGAAGTGGATCGTGTTCTTAGAACTGCATATATGAATGGTGAGCTTATTGAGGACTTTGGGTATGAGCGTGCTGCAACTGAGCGCAATTATCTCAATGAATACTTACAAGATAGACCATTAAAGATCACTCAAGTAAAAGGGTGGCATAATAAATTAGCATTGGATAATTATGTTCCAATGATTCAAGATTTTGTATTTAAGCATGATGCTGAGTTTGTTCATCATCCTAAAGGCTATGATACATATGGAATTGGTGATATAGAAGCGGCAAGATTATATCAAATTACAGACAATCCAATTGATAGATTTGATGGCGATCTAAAAACACGTGAGCGCATAAATGTGCTTGCACGTGACTATGACAATGATTTCGTAAATGAACTTACCGTATCATATATTATTGATGAGGTTGGTGATATTCTTGCTGGTATGGGTAAGAAGCTATTTACAGATGATGATCTTCTTGAAGCGATTAAGGCAGTAGACATTAACACTAGAGTCAAATAATGCAGACCGATCTCTTAAAAATGACTGATGCGCAGCTCAAGGAGTACCTTGATCTGAGAGAAATTCTTGCTAAGCAAGAACAGATCACTGCTGCGCGTGAGGATTTTATTGAGTTTGTTAAGTACATGTTCCCTGATTTCATTATTGGGCCTCACCATAGAGTTATGGCTGAGAAGTTCAAGCAGGTAGCAGAAGGGAAGCTGAAGCGTGTTATTCTTAATGTAGCACCTCGTCATGGCAAGAGCCTATTGACTTCGCAATACCTACCAGCTTGGCTAATCGGGAGAATCCCAAATAAGAAGCTGATGTCAATTACACATACTACCGACCTTGCAGTACACTTCGGTAGAACAGTGCGTGATATTATTCAGTCTGATCGATATCAAGAGGTGTTCCCTCATACGTCAGTCCGTTCGGATAGTAAGTCAGCAGGTAAGTGGCAGACAGAACAGGGCGGCGAATTCTTTGCGGCAGGTGTTGGAGCATCAGTAACTGGTCGTGGTGCTGATCTGCTTATCATCGATGACCCTCATTCTGAGCAGGATATACTCTCACCTAACGCCTTTGAGAATGCCTGGGCTTATTACTCTGCTGGCCCTCGTCAGCGTTTACAGCCAGGTGGTATTATTATGGTTGTACAAACCCGTTGGTCACAAGAGGATCTTACCGGCCATTTGCTAGAAGAGCAGATGAAGAAGGAAGACGCGGATCAGTGGGAGGTAATTGAATTCCCAGCTATTATGCCATCAGGCAAACCACTTTGGCCAGAGTTCTGGTCTATTGATGAGCTTAAAGCAGTTCGGGCATCACTATTCGAAGCTAACTGGCAGGCGCAGTGGATGCAGAATCCTACATCAGAGGAAGCTGCTATTTTGAAACGCTCCTATTGGTCTATATGGCCACATGAGAAGCCACCGGCTTGTACTGACATTATTATGTCTATGGACACAGCCTTCCAAGCAAAGGAAGTGGCAGATTATTCGGTCATTACTACTTGGGGCGTATTTTATCCTGACGGCGAATATACAATTGGTACAGGCGAAAACAAACGTACAAGGAATTTCGATGGAAAAGAAGCCAACATTATGCTGTTGGACAGGGTACGTGGACAGTATGATTTCCCAACCCTCAAGCAGAAAGCCTTTGCTACTTGGTCAGACTGGAACCCCGATATCACTATCATTGAAAATAAGGCTTCAGGGCAGTCCCTTATTCAAGAATTCCAGCATCAGGGCATCCCTGTAAGTCCATTTACACCAAATAAAGGGCAGGATAAGGTCATTCGGGCAAACGCAGTTGCAGATATATTCCATGATGGTAAGGTTTGGGCACCAAATGAGTGGTGGGCAGACGAGCTTATAGATGAGTGTCATGCATTCCCGTTCTCTTCCAAGAATGATGATCAGGTTGATTCGTCAGTCATGGCTGTTACATACTTCCGTAAGGCTGGCTATATTGCACTGAAGAAGGATTGGAAGGAAGATTTAGGTAAATCTTGGAAAACGAAAAGTTATTATTGAGGATAAATTATGAGTTTTGTAGATAATCAAGCACCATTTGCACCAGAAGGTATACCAGATGAGGATGTAATTGTTGCTTTTCAAGAAGATGACCCTAATGAAGAGCTGAATGTCGAGATTATCGAGGATGGATCGGCGCTTGTTGGCTATGGTGAGGAGGAATCTGTAGGTATACCAGACGATTTGCCTCATAATGCTAACCTTGCAGCATACATTGATGACGATGAGCTCCAAAATCTAGCTTCTGAACTCATTGAGGCATATGAAACAGACAAGTCTACACGCAATGACTGGCTAAACACCTTTACAGAAGGTTTAAAAGACCTTGGTTTTGACCGTTCAGCAGAGCGTAAAGAGCCTTTTGACGGCGCATCAGCAGTATTCCATCCTCTTTTGGCAGAAGCGGCCACTCAATTCCAGTCTCAGGCATATAAAGAATTACTACCTGCAGGCGGCCCTGTATCAACTAAAACAGTCGGATCTACGGCTGTTCAGGGTGATCCAGAGAAAAATAAGCCTATTATAGATATTATTGACCAGGCAAATCGTGTTCGTGAGTTCATGAACTACCAGATTACTGAGGTTATGGAAGAATATGACCCTGAATTAGACCAAATGCTCTTCTATTTGGCTCTTTCTGGCTCATCTTTCAAGAAAATTTACTTTGATGAAACGCTTGGACGTGCAGTTTCTAAGTATTGTACTGCTGAGGACGTAGTTGTCAACTATTATGCTACAGATTTAGATACTGTTGAGCGCATTACTCATCGCTTTATCCTATCCAAGAATGAATTAAGGCGTCATCAGGTATTTGGAACGTATCGTGAGACTGATGTTGGCGAAGCTGGTGAGCCAGAAATCAATGCAATTCAAGAAGCTATTGATGGGATGCATGGCGTATCACAGTCTCAGTTCCTGGACGACGAGTATATGATGCTAGAAATGCATGTTAATCTCGATCTAGCTGGATTTGAGAACGAATATGGTCTAATGTTGCCCTATATCGTTACGATTTGTAAGGATACAGGCGATATTATGTCCATTACTCGTAACTGGGCTGAAGGTGATGATATGTACAAGCGCAATAGTTACTTTGTACATTATAAATTCCTACCTGGATTGGGCTTTTATGGCTTTGGTTTGATTCATATGATCGGCGATTTGGCGTTATCTGCCACTTCTATTATGCGTCAGCTCATTGATGCAGGCACTTTTGCCAACCTACCAGGCGGATTTAAGCAACGTGGGGTGCGATTTAGTGACGATCCAGTATCACCAGGAGAGTGGCGTGACGTTGATGCCCCTGGTGGAACCATTAATACCGCCTTTATGCCACTACCTTATAAGGAACCATCAGCAGTTTTATTCCAGTTGCTAGGGCTTGTTATTGAGTCTGGACGGCGATTTGCTTCTATTGCAGACACTACTATCTCCGAATCTGGGTCTCAGCAGAATCCAGTAGGCACTACTATGGCCCTTATTGAGCGTGGCTCTAAGGTGATGTCAGCCATTCATAAGCGTTTGCATTATGCTCAGAAGAAGGAATTTAAGATTCTTGCGCGTATTATTGCTGACTACCTGCCTCCTGAATACCCTTATTCAGTAGGTGGTATGCCTCAGATGATTAAAAAGAATGACTTTAGCGCAGATGTTGATGTCATCCCTGTCTCTGATCCTAATATTTTCTCTATGACCCAACGTGCTATGCTAGCGCAACAGCAGTTACAGATGGCCCAGGCCAATCCTGAGATTCATAATTTGCGTGAATCCTATCGTAGAATGTACAGTGCACTAGAGATCAAGAATCCAGAGGATCTATTACGAGCAGAGCATGAGCCAGAGCAGCTTACTCCAGCAGCAGAACATGCAGCTGTCCTAGAGAATAAGAAGATCATGGCGTTTGAAGGTCAAGATCATCAGGCACACATTCAGGCTCATATTGCATTTGCCCGGCTTCCTACTATCCAGCAGAACCCAGATTTCTATACCAATCTAGTTCAAGATATTATGAACCATATTAAGTTTATGGCTCAAGCTCAGGCTCAGCAGCAGGTAATGCAACAAGCTCAGCAGATGCAAGGCAATCCAATGGTAATGCAGCAGCTACAAGCTCAGATACCTCAGATTGTTACAAAAGTTGAGAGTCAGATGATTGGCCAGATTATGCAGCAGCTTGCACCTCAGCAGCCTGATCCTATGAAGGAAATGCATGATAAGGAGATGCAGATCAAGCAGCAGGATTCTACAATGCGCAATCAGATTGAGCAGGTCAAGCTACAGACTGATGCTCAGAAATCAACTGAATCAGAGATCACTAAGCGTATGAAGATCATTGCTGATGAGCAGAAGGCGAATCAGGATACCGCTCAGAAGCGTGAGGCAGCATTCATTAATGCTGGCCAAAAGTCTGAGGAGCTATATCAAAAATCAATCATTGAAGCACAAAAGAATGATCTTGCAACCCAACAGATAAGAGGACAACAAAATGCCAACACAAATTAGTTGTGGATTAACAGACTGTGAGAATAATAGTGGTGGAGGGCAAGGTGCTAATCCACAGTGTCAGGCTCAGATGGTACGTATAGCACCAGGCAAAATGGGTGGGGCAATCTGCTTCCAGTATACCGGTGCTCCGCAAGGCCAACAGGCGATGGTTCGTCAAGCAGGTCAGCAGCAATCTATGCAGCAAGGCCCAATGTCTGGAAATGTAGATAAAGCACTTTACTAATGCGCGAATTAGCCTACCAATACAAATACGCTGTCCCAGCCTATTTCGCAGTTTCAAAATACTGTAATATACGTTGTTCATACTGCTATTTATCTGAGAGTTACAGAGATAGAAAAGAAGATATGGATGATAATGCTATTACCAGTGTAAAGGCATTTGTAAAGAAGGCTATAAATGAGCAGTTTGCATTAGATCGAGTATATCTTCATGGAGCAGAAGCAACCACATTACAACCAGATACCATTAAGATATTAGTTGATGAGCTTGAAAAGATCACTCTTAGGCCACTGATTAATATCCAAACAAATGGTGTTGCTGTAAACAAGAAGTACCTTGACCGACTTGGTGATATGCAAGAACGTATTGCTTTTGGTTATTCTGTAGATCTGCCTCCTGCAGCTCATGATAAGAATCGTCAAAAGACATATGGCAAGATTATTGATAACATCAATGAGGCAAGGAATAGAGGCTACAAGCATAGATTATTGGTTTGTGTCAACAAAGATACTATGGAAGATCTTGATGCTGTAAGGCGCGAGATTGACTTTTATCATAAAGAGTTTCCTAGCATGACTATTGCCTTTAAGATTATAAAAGGCGAGTACCAAATCACAGAAGAGCAGAAAATTATTTGGGCTGACTTCCTGGCTGATAATGGCCTATATGAATACGACCATTCAGTATGGTCACCAAACTCAATCTGTCAGGCTCATGGTAATAATTGCTGGTGGTTTGAGTTTGCTCATGATGGTGGTGTTACTGCTTGTAACAAATCATATAATGAGAAAGGCAAGTTTGCAAATTGGATCAAGGAGCCTATGATTGATATTGTGCGCAAAAGGCGTACATTATATCAAAATTATCAGGTTCCTGAGAAGTGCTTTGGGTGTGAGTATTGGCTAATCTGCAAAGGTGGTTGCCCAGTAGATCGGTATGAAGTTCACGGCACTAGGGTAGAAGATAATGGTGTAAGGATTACCGGCAAGCAAACAGTTACACTAGATTGCGCTATTAAGCAACGCATTTATAATCGCATGAAAGCTTCTGGAATCAATCCTCTTGAGCAATACAAGAAGATCCCATCATTTACACGTCAGAAGGCATATGATAAGTGGCAACAATTTGGAATAGAACAAGGTTTTATGGAGAAGTAAAATGTTTAAGAGTCTAGCAGAAGATAGCAGATTGATGTATTGTGGCTGTTCTGGTGATGGAGCAGGCGGCGATGCAGCTTGTTCTAGTGGTGATGGAGGCGGTGATGGCGGCGATAGCGGTGGTCCAAGTGCTGCTCAAGCTGCTGCTGCAAATACAGAGGGTGGGTTTGCAGTAAATGGCGATGGATCATTTACAACTAATGAAGGTACGTTCTCTGATGATGGATTTGGTGGTGTGTCATTTGACGGTGACTTTACATCAATGGATTTAGGTAATGAAGCAGCACCATCGCTGTCTGTATCTGCACAGATGGCTACTCCAGCAGAAATGTCTGCTTCAACTGCACCAGCAGCATTAGCACCAGCACAAGCGCCTGTTGACGCAAGACCTGGATACCAGTCTGCATTTGATGATGCTCGTACTGCAATGAAAAAGGCTGTTGAGGCAGGCCCGTCATATAGAGACCAATCTATTGAGCAAGCCTCACGAATGGCTCCAACTGTTGCACCGTCAATGCAAGGTCTTCATGATCAGATTATGGAAGATGAGATGGTAACTCAGCAAGAACAACAGCAGTATATGAATCAATTAGATCAGGCATTCCCTGCTGGTACTGCTCAGGTATCGGAAGTAGACCCAATGTCTGGCACTCCAGGTGAGGATCCCACAGGTAAGTTAGATTATATTGGTACGCTAAACGATGCCATAGTCCGCACTGCAAAAGAGACATTTGACCGAATCGGTAAAGACGTTGAAGGGTTGATGAGTGGTAAGCCAATGACGCATCTTGGAAAAGATATTTATAGTAATGTGCCTGGATCATACATTGATAGTGCTGGCAATTATAGCACTGCTGATCCTAGCTCATACAATCCTAACGTTGGAGGCTATACTGATGAGGGCTATACTGCTGAGGAAGCGCCATTCCCAGAGCTTGAGGTTGCTCCACTTGCAGAGTTGCCAGAAGGGATCGAGGAGCAGGCTCCTCCACCAGCATCATATCAAACACGATACCGTCCATCAGAGCAACAGATCAATCCCTATGGATTTATGCGGCGTAAATTCCCAATGCCTCGTAAACTACAAGGGATCTAATGGATACTTTAGAATTTGCAGATTATCTGCTTAAACGGCTACGTGTCGCACAATCTTCAAGAAACGATGTGCTTATTGGCGGATCTATTGAAGATATGGAACAATATAGAACAATAGTTGGTGAGTGTACAGGTCTATCACTAGCTATTGATGAAATTAAAGACCTGCTAAATAAAATGGAGAAGATAAATGGCTGAATTAGCTGATCGTATCCTAAACTTTGATTCAAAAAGTGGCGATACGCAAGAAGTAAAAGAAGTTGAGGAGGTGGCAGTACAAGAGCCAATTGAAATGTCTGAATCTCAGATTGACCAGTTGCCGCAGCCTACTGGCTATAGACTCTTGATTATGCCTTTTCAGGGCAAGCGCACAACTAAAGGTGGGATACATCTTACAGAAGAGACTGTAGAGCGCGAACGTCTTGCAACAGTAGTTGGTTATGTATTGCGAGTTGGCGAGGATGCTTATAAGGACAAATCACGCTACCAATCAACTTGGTGTAAAGAGGGTGATTGGATTCTATTCGGACGTTATTCTGGAGCTAGAATTCCAATTGAAGGCGGGGAAATTCGTATTATCAATGACGATGAAGTTATTGCCACAGTTACATCACCAGATGTAATCCTGACAACATACAGATCATAAGGAGTCTGCAATGGATCCAATAAATAGTGAAAATGAAGAAGTTGAAGTAGAGGTTGAGGTAGAACAGGATGATAATAAACAGCAGGAGCCAGCTGCCGAAGCTGAGCGAACAACAGAAGCGTCTGCTGAAGAGGATCATGAGGAATCCAGTACGAATGCTGATGATGAAGTTGAGCAATATAGCAAGAAAGTTCAAAAACGTATTTCTAAGCTGACGCATAAACTGCGTGAAGCAGAGCGTAGAGAACAGGCTGCTATTCAGTATGCCCAAGGTGTACAAGAGCAGCTAGGCCAGCAATCAAATCAGCTACAGAATCAGGTGCGAACTAAAGATGAGGCTCTGTTCACTCAATATGTTAAAAATATTGATGGGCAGCTTGAGATTGCAAAAGAGAACTACAAGAAGGCTCATGATGTTGGTGATGTGGATGCAATGATGGAGGCTCAGACCGATCTATCACGTTACTCTGTTGAAAAGGAGAACTTGAAGCGTGTTGCTACCAAGCGGAAGCGTAGCGCACAGCAACAGCGGCCTCAGCAGCAACAGCAGCAAATGCAGCAGCAAGTACCACCGCAGACGCAACAGGCTCCACAAGCACCCGCTCCAGTAGATGAGAAGGCGCAAGAATGGGCTGAAAGCAATGAGTGGTTCGGTAAGGATGAGGTGATGACATATGCTGCATTCGGAATTCACAAAAAATTATTAGAGGAAGGGGTAGACCCGACGAGCGATTTATATTATAATAGGCTTAATAGTGAGCTAAAGACGAATTTTCCTACTAAATTAGGGAATACTAATATAGAGTCTGATGCTCCTCCTAAACATCAGCAGGTAGCTGGTGCATCCCGGACAGGGAAAGCCACTAACCGTGGCAATAAAGTCAAACTCACACCGAGCGAGGTTTCAATCGCTAACAAATTAGGTGTGCCCCTTGAGCAATATGCCAAGTATAAGAAAACTGCGTGAGGATTAAATCATGAGTGAAACAACGACACGAGAAAGTCGCAAAACTGAATCACGAGACAGTGAGTCTCGCCCTGTAACCTGGCAGCCGCCTTCAATGCTGGAGACGCCTCCTGCTCCTGATGGGTTTAAGTACCGTTGGCTGCGTACCGAAATGCTTGGTCAAGAGGATCGTACCAATATGACCAAGAAACTACGTGAAGGTTATGAGCTTGTGAAACCTGAGGACGTACCGGCAAAATATCAGTTGCCAACTATGGGTGAAGGCCAGCATAAAGGCTTCATCGGAGTAGGTGGCTTGGTTCTTGCTAAGATTCCTCTTGAGATTGTTGAGCAGCGCAATGCTTATTATGCTCAACGCACAGCCGATCAGCAGGCTGCAATCGATAATGATTTAATGAAACAGAGTCACGCGTCAATGCCTATTGATAAACCAGAGCATTCAAGCCGCGCGACTTTTGGTAGTCCTAATACTGGTTAAATAATTCAAGGAGTCCAAAATGGCAAATACAGATGCCCCTAATGGTTTTACTCCAGTTCGTCACTTGACAGGTGGTACTATTCGCATGAGTGAGTACCCAATTGCAACCGATTCTGCTACTGCTATTTTCAGTGGTGATATGGTTGAGCTTCTGGCGACTGGTTATATTGATGTAGGCGACGATGATTCAGCATCTTTCCTCGGTGTTTTTGCAGGTTGTAAATACACCAACGAAGCTGGTGAGATCGTCTTTAGTAAGTACTGGCCAGCAGCTCAGGCGACACTCGCTGATGCTGATGCAGTAGCCTATGTATATGATGATCCTAACATTGTATTCGCAGCACAGTGCTCAGGCACTCCTGCTTCTACTCTGGTAGGTGCTCTTGTTGATCTGGACAACACCGATTCTGGTTCTACCAGTAATGGTCGTTCTGCTCAGCAGGTAGATGAGGATGCCTCTGCTGATGATTTCTTCCGTGTGCTCGGTCTTGTTAACAAGCCTGGCAATGCATGGGGTGAGTTCGCAGAGATCGAAGTCACAATCAGTAAGCACGCCCTTGGTGCGCAAGCTGGCGCTGCAATTTAAGGAGGCATGAATAATGGCTATTAATCGCGCACAATTGGTTAAAGAGCTTGAGCCAGGCCTCAATGCTCTCTTTGGGATGGAGTATGACCGCTACAAGGATGAGTGGAAGGACATTTTCGATACTGAAAGTTCTGACCGCGCATTTGAGGAAGAGGTACTGCTCTCTGGTTTTGGTGAAGCTTCAACTAAGGCTGAAGGCGGCGGCGTAACTTATGACACCGCGCAGGAAGTCTGGACTGCTCGCTATCAGCATGAGACTATCGCTCTGGCGTTTGCTCTTACTGAGGAAGCAGTTGAGGATAACTTGTATGACAAGCTCTCCTCTCGTTACACCAAGGCACTCGCCCGTTCTATGTCTCACACTAAGAATGTTAAGGGCGCTGCCGTTCTTAACAACGCCTTTAGCAATAGCTATACCGGCGGTGACGGCGTAGAGCTTTGCGGAACTCATACTCTCCTGCACGGAGCGTCTGTTTCTAATGAGCCTTCTACTGCGGCTGATCTTAATGAGACTTCACTTGAGAATGCTGTAATTGATATTGCTAAGTTCACCGATGAGCGTGGACTGAAGATTGCAATTCAGCCTTCTAATCTGTGCATTCCTACTGATCTTCAGTTTGTTGCAGAGCGTGTACTGAATAGTACTGGTCGTGTTGCTACTGCTGATAACGATCTGAATGCACTGAGCTCAACCTCTGCGATCCCTGGCGGATACAGTGTCAACCACTTCCTGACTGACCCAGATGCATGGTTCCTGAAAACTGATGCACCTAACGGTCTGAAGCACATGAAGCGTGTTGGCATTAAGACTGGTATGGAAGGTGACTTCGAGACTGGTAATGTTCGCTTCAAGGCTCGTGAGCGTTATAGCTTCGGCTGGTCTGACTGGCGTGGAGTATATGGCAGCCCAGGTGCCTAAGTAGTATGGTAAGAATCCCCTCTGATGAGGGGATACTTACTTTTACTTTCTAAATTTATAGAGAGTAAAACTAAGTATTTGAATAGATCCTATGGCCGCCAGCTATAGGAGTTGACTGAACTAAACAGGAGAAATATTATGGCAACTACTCATTTTTCAGGACCAGTAAATTCAACTGCTGGCTTCCAAAACGGTACTGGCTCTGTAGAGACTCTTGCAGCAGCCAAAACTCTAGTAGCAGCAGATAATGGCAAGACATACTTTCTTGGTCTAGCCGGTGGATTCACTGTTACCCTTCCTGCTCCAGCAGCAGGAATGCGTTTTAAATTCATTGTGTCGGTAGCGCCTACCACTGCTTACATTATCACCACTAATGGCGGTGCTGACATCATGATTGGTGGCATCAATGAGCTTGAAGTCGATACTGCAGATGACGGCCCTTATGATGCTAATGCAGATACTTTCAATTTTGTTGCTAACGTAGCAGTAGTAGGCGATTGGGTTGAGATGATTTCTGATGGTACTAGCTGGTATTACACCGGTCAGACTAATGCTGATGGTGGAGTGACTACCTCTACTACCTAATCTTTTAAGTGACGCCCCTCGCATGAGGGGCTAGTTACAGGAGAATCGAAATGGCTATTACAGCTACAAGTCAAACCCTAACTGATGGATCTAAAACGGCAGTGATGAAGTTTACTGCTGAGATGGGTGCTACAGAAGATGAAGCAGCAGTAGTTAAAGTTGATGTGTCAGAGCTTTCTGGCGCACCAACTAGCGTCAAGATCCAGCGTATCTGGTATTCAACAGATGGCATCTCAGTCAAGCTATATTTTGATGCTACCGCAGATGTTCTAGCGCAAATTATCCCAAATAGCGACATTGGCTATATGGACTTCCGATCAATCGGAGGAATCCAGAATAATGCTGGTGCTGGTGTGACAGGTGATATTGCGTTTACTACAATCGGCGGCGGTGCTGGTGATAGTTATGTTATCATTTTGGAAGTGAGCAAGAGCTAATGCCGCAGGACGTAACCCTACATAATTGCGCAACAGGAGCCGGTACCAATCTACTGGCTGTTGATGCATGGGGCAGACCTAAATTCACTAGTAATTATTCATTAACCCATGCGCTGTTCACATATTCAGTTCCTAACAGAGTATACTTGAGTGAGGAGCTGTGATGGCAACTTCAGGTACTACCACATTTACTCTGCAAATTGATGATGTCATCGAGGAGGCATATGAGCGTTGTGGAATCGAGACTCGTTCTGGTTATGATTTAAAGTCAGCAAAGCGTAGCCTTAACCTGTTGCTTCAAGGCATGCAGAATGAGCATGCTGCACTTTGGAAGATGACTAGAACTACTCTATCATTAGTACAAGGTCAGACTACATACACTCTTGATGATAAGGTGCTTGACATCTCAGATGTTGTTTTAACAAGATCTTCAGTTGATACAACTATGCTGAGAATTAACAGATCTGATTATCAAAATCGACCAAATAAAACAACAGAGAGCAGGCCTTCACAATATTATTTTGAAAAGACTGCAACACCTACTCTTTATATTTATCCAGCACCAGAGAATTCAACTGATACTTTGAGTTATTATAATCAAGAGCGAATTGAAGATGTAACTCAGTATACTGAGACTATTGATATTCCAATTAATGCATTGCCAGTAATTACTACTGGATTGGCATACATGCTTTCATTAAAGAAAGCACTAGATCGTGTGCCAATGTTGAAGGCTTTGTTTGATGAGGAAATGATTAGGTTTGGACAGATTGATTCGGAGGTTGGATCTCTCTACTTGATTGCGAGTAATGATGGCTAGATATACTAAAGGCAAGTATGCTTTTGCAATTTGCGATAGATGCGGCGATAAGATCAAGTTTAGCCAGTTAAAAACTGAGTGGACTGGTCTTAGGGTGTGCCCTGAATGTTTAGATCCTAAAACAAAGCAAGAGTTCCCAACTAACTTTACTGTTGATCCAGAGTCATTGAAAGACCCTCGCCCAGATAATGACCAAGAGGCAAATGCTGGTAAAATTGAGCCAAAAGACAACTCAACTGGCGATACTCCAATTGGCAAGTCTTATAATGGGTTTAAACCATCTATGTCGCTAGGCACTGTTACGGTAACAATTACATGACATATGCTGAATTAAAAACTGCGATTCAAGAATGGTTGGAGTCAACAGAGACTTCAATGGTTGGTAATATTGATCTATTTATTGAATTTGCAGAAAAGGAAATTTATCGTTCTGTTGATCTCAACGAAGGCAGAAAATATAAGACTGCAACGCTAACTGTTGGTGATGAGTTTGTATCGCTTCCAGCAGATGCTGTTGTAATTCGTGGCGTCCAGATTATTGATGTAACCACAAATGATCGAGTTGTTCTTGAGCAAAAGGACATTTCGTTCATGGATGAATATGTAACAGATCGGGACACAACTGGTAAGCCAAAGTATTTTGCCTGGTATGATGCAGAAGCTATTATTTTAGCTCCATCACCAGATGCTGCTGATACTATTGAAACGCAGTATACATATAGGCCAGAGCAGCTGAGCGCAACGAATACTACAACTTGGTTGAGCTTAGAGGCACCAGATTTATTGCTAGCTGCTTGTATTCTTGAAGGTGCGATTTATAATCGTATGCGTCAAGAAGATATCGCACTTTATCAATCGCGTTATCAGCAAGCATTGCAAGCATTATTAGTTGAAGAAAACTTTAGAAATAGACAAACAGAGGATCGTTACAGATCTGTAAAAGTAGGAGCGCAGTAAAATGGCAATAACACAAGCACTATGTACATCCTTTAAAAAAGAGTTGATGGAAGGCACACATGATTTCACAACTACTACAGGCGACACTTTTAAAATTGCATTGTATACATCGACTGCTTCATTAGATGCTAGCACAACAGCATATAGTGCAACCAATGAGACTAGTGGCACTGGATATACAGCTGGCGGGGCAGCACTCACCAATGTTACACCAACAACTAGTGGTACTACAGCCTATATTGATTTTGCGGATGCAGCATGGACAAGTGCTTCGTTTACTTGTGCAGGAGCATTGATTTACAATTCTACTGACTCAAACAAGGCAGTTGCTGTTTTGGACTTTGGTGGTGATCAGACAGTAACAGCGGGCACGTTTACTATTGAATGGCCTACGGCAGATGCATCAAACGCTATCATTAGGATTGCCTAAATGTGGCTGACTTCAGCGTATCATTCGAAGGTTGGGGGAATTACCAGTATGGTGTCAGTACCTACGGCGACAACTATTTTGGATTGGATTCTCTCACAACTTCGCAAGGTGAAGAAAACGTTGAAAGTCGTGTTTTGCCTAGTGGGCAAGAGCTTAGTGGATCAATCGGAGAAGAGAGCCTATTGGTCCTCCTGTCACTTACAGGACAAGTTCTCACTATAAGCCAAGGTGAAGAAGTACCAAATACAAAAGTAAGTTTAACAGGGGAAGTAGCAACAACTGGGCAAGGTGAGGAAATACCAACAGTAATATTTCTACCAACTGGCGAAGAGATAACAAGCAGTATTGGGCTACAAGCCTTATTTGCTAATAAGAGTATAACTGGATTAAGTGCTACTGTAAACATTGGTGAAGAGAATGTTGAAGTTAGGCTGTTTCAAGAAGGTTTTGGTACAGAAATGTCGATGGAGAGTACATGGCTTGAGCCTTCGACAGAGAATGTTGTAGATATTTGGGGCGATATAAGCGAAGGTACACCAAATACATGGGTTGACCCACCAGTAATACCAGTTACAGAATGGACAGAATAATGATGATTGGAGTTAATAATGGCTGATTCAAATAGTGATTGCTTAGGCTTGCTTAAAATGGAAGAGGGTACTCACTCAAACGAGTGGGGTGACTTGGCGAACCTAAACTTTGATAGACTGGATTCAGCAGTTAGGGGTTACAAGAAAATTACCCTAGCTGGCGCTGAGACCCTTGATGCAAATGATATTACTAATACATCTAGTGTTGCTCAAGAAGAGAGCTTCTTTGCATTCATTGAGTTCACGGGAACTGCTGGAACAGTTACTGTACCTGCTGAGAACATGGTGTGGATGGTCAAGAACTCAACCGGTTCGGCATTCACCTTTCAGCCAGCAGGCGGTACTGGTGTAACACTACGGGATGGCAATACCCATATTATTGTATATGGTAGCAGCGGTACGTCATTTGTCGATATGACTGCATCACTCTATCTCGAGGATGCTGAGTTCGAGATTCGTGATGATGCAGATCCGACTAAGGTAGTTAAGTTCCAAGTATCAGGGCTTACAACTGGAACAACGCGCACACTCACAGTTCAGGATGCTGATGATACTTTGGTTGGGCTTGCCACAACCGACACGCTCACCAACAAATCCATTGATCTCACCAATAACACGCTCACTGGTACGACTGCACAGTTCAATACAGCTTTGAGTGATGATGACTTTGCCACCATTGCTGGTACTGAGACTCTTACAAACAAAACCCTTACCTCACCAGCAGTAGGAACATCAATTCTTGATACCAATGGGAATGAGTTAGCCAAGGTCACGGCAACAGCTTCAGCGGTTAATGAGTTTACTATCGCCAATGCTGCAACTGGCAATGGTCCGACTCTATCTACAACAGGTGGTGATACCAACATAGATATCAACATTACTCCCAAAGGCACTGGAGAGGTAAATATAGCGGCTGGTAATCTGAATTATGCAGGGACGGCTATCACGGCCACAGGAGCAGAACTAAATATCCTTGATGGTGTTACTTCTACTGCTGCTGAACTAAACATTTTAGATGGCGTAACTAGCACTACTGCTGAACTCAATATATTAGATGGTGTCACAGCGACTACTGCTGAGTTAAATATCCTAGACGGTGTTACATCCTCCGCTACTGAGTTGAATCTTCTTGACGGCATTACTGCGATCAAGGATGAGGATAACATGGCTTCTGATAGTGCTACTTCATTATCTACTCAGCAGTCCATTAAGGCGTATGTAGATGCTCAAGTAACTGCACAAGACTTGGATTTCCAAGGAGACTCAGGTGGTGCGTTAAGTATTGATCT